CCCGCCGATGGAGCCGCCTCCGCCATAGGAGGTGCCGCCCGATCCAGAGGCGGGGCCGTGGTAGCCCCAGAACAGCTTCCGGGTGGCGTTCGTGACGTGCTGGAAGGCTCGCGCGTTCGAGCCGTAGAGGTAGGTCCAGAAGGCGTCGTTCCAGCGATGGCCTTCGTTGTCGTCGAACAGGCGCTCCCAGATCGTGGAAAGTTCGAGTTCAAGCAGGGTGGAGTTCCGGTCGTGATTGAAACCGGCGTCGTCCAATTCGCCGATGAAGCGGAGGTCGGGCTCTCCGATCACCTGACCGGTCTGACGGTCCACGACAGCAGCGAAGATCGTCACCGGCGAACCTTGGGCGCCGGGCGCGGTCAGAGCGGCCAAGGCCGCGTTTCCGGTGGGCAGCAACTGGACCGTCTGGCGCGGCGCCTCGGTCCCTTCGGCCTCGCTCAGTTCGCCGAAGCCGGCGATCTTGCCAAAGTCGGCGTCTTCGGCCGTGAAGGATTCAGCGCCCCATAGGACGAACCCCGAGCCGTCCACCAGGCGAATGGTCCGATCGGGAAGTTCAATCTTCAGCAGGTGAACCAGGAGCGGATTGCGCGCCTTCAAGGCCGCCAGCATGGCGGGGGACATCGACATCAAGCGATCTCCCTGATGGCGAAGGCGAAGGGTAGGTATTTGGAGCGGCTGACTTCCCAGGCCTGTTCGTTGCCTTGGACGAAGCCTTCAATTTTCGGCGTTTCCAGTTCCACCACGGCCCCGGCGGGGGGCTGACGCCGCAGCATCGGATAGATGGGCAGGTTCACAGTCCCAGCGGTCGCGACGACGTCAGCTGTCACCTGGTAGAGGTAGCGCTGGCCCGAGATCACCAGGCTGAAGAACTTGCCCTCGGGGATCATTACGCCCGGCGTCAGACCGCTGACCGGCAGAGTGAGGCCTGCGGCTCCAGCAGAGGCCACGACAGGCGCTCCATAGGAGCGTTTCGCGACCCCCGGCTCGGGGAAGGCGAGCAGCACGGTGTCGGTCATTCCGCGCAGCAAACGCGACAGGAACTTCATGCCGTGGCTGGCATAGAGGGCTGGATAGGTCTCGACATCCATCGCCCAGCGATCACCCATGCGGGAGATGCGGGACTGAGGACCGCCGAGCGTAGGAGTCTGATCAACGGCGTAGCTGACCAGGCCCGGCGTTGCGGAGCGCAACGCCGGGCAGGCAGGGAGTTCAATCATTCAGATGAGGCTTTGGCGGCGGCGCCGGCTGGCGTTTCGCGCCTGGTCTTGAGTGAAGGCGACACCTGCGGCGGTGCCTTGTGCGGCCAGTGGCGCAGCGCGACCGTCGACGTAGGCGTTGAAGCGGTCGTCGTTCACGTCGATGCGGATCGCGAGGGACTGTTGGATGCGCGCGGCGCCTGCCTGATCCATCAGTCCCATCGCGGCGTTGACGCTGGGGATGACGGTCCCGTTCACGTTCGGGACGAAAATTTCCGGCCTGCGTTCACCGACCAGATAGGACTGCCCTGCCGTGACGGGGCCGCCCGTCGCGCGGGGGGAGAAGACCGAGGCGATCGCAGACATCCAGCCGCCCGATCCGCCGCCGCTCTGGCCGAAGCCTTTCGCTGCGCTGGAGAGGAGGTCGAAGAGATTGTCGGCCAGATTGTCCAGCATCCGATCGGTGAAGCGATCGGCTAGGCTCTCGAAGAAACCGCCCATGTCGCCGTCGATCGCGGCGCGAATTCCGTCGGCGAAGGCCCGTCGGAACTCGTCACGAGCCTGGCCTTCACGATCAGCGGACTCCAGAGCGCCATACTCGCTCGTCGCCTGGGCGCGCGCTTCGGCCTCGGAGATTAGGCCCGGCTTCAACGCCAGAAGTTCGTTGATCCGCTCCGCGATAAAGAGTTCGCGTTCGGCGACCTCGATGCGGCTACGGTCGCCCGTCAGGCGTGCCAGTTCGGCTTCGTAGCCGAGACGATCAAGCAACAGGTCGTTCTTACGTCGTGCGTGATCCTGCTCGGCCTGGTCAGCGCGTTCGCGGCGTTCAGCGTTTTTCTTGCCCTGGCGCTCGGCCTCTTCAGCGATGCGAACGGCGTCTTCGGCGGCCCACAGAGCGTCCATCTGCGCCTTGGCTTCCGCCTCGGCGTTCTGGACCTGGGCGTCCTTGAACTGCTTGGTGATGTTGATCAGATCGATTTGGCGCTGAACCGATCGAGCCTGATCTTCATTGCCCTGAGCCTGGAGCAGTTGAAGCTGGCCCTGGAGGCGCAGCATCTCGCGCGCCGCTGCAAGTTCCTCTGGGCTAGGTCCGCTGCTGCCCTTCTTCTTCACCCCGCCATCGGTGGAGGTTGATCGCGACGTGGCGCCTTCGTGGGTCCAGACGGCGCCCGGTCCCATGCCGATCTGGATGGCTTGCGCCATCAGCTCGGTATTCTGCTTGTCCAGGCCTTCAGCGGCGGCTTCACGCGCACGCGCCGCCGCACGCGCTGCGACACTGCCACCGGGGACGGCATAGAGGCCGTATTCCAGACCGCGCTGCCAGAGGTTGGGTTCGCGGAGCTTCTGAGCAGCGGCCCGATTGGCCTCGATCTGCTGGAGGCGTGCCGCGCGCATATCCTGCAAGCGAGCGTCCGCCAGCTTGAGGGTTTCGACCGCAAGCGCCGATGTCGCGCCGGTCAGGGCGTTCACACCCGCGACCGACCCGTTGCTGTGAGAGCCGAACTCCCTGATCAGCTTGTTCGACTTCTCCGAGGCCTCGGCCGCGTCCTCGACGGTCGCCTTGTAGGAGGCGAAGGCGGCCGTCAGAGCGGTGATGGCGATCACGGCCAGCCCGATGGGGTTGGCGGCGATCGCAGCGGTGAAGCCCCGCATGGCGGCCGTCGCCACGACTGTGGCGCGAGTGGCGCCCGTCATGCTGGCCGTCATCGCAGTCTGGAAAGCAGCGAGACGGACCGCCGCCGTGGTGGCGGCGATGCTGTTCGCCGCCATGGCGCTGGCGCTGGCGGTCAGCGACCAGGCAAAGCGGCCGCCGATGAGGGTTGCCAGCGTCACGATGACCGGGACGATTTTGTCCAGGTTCATCGCCAGCGATTGGATGCCGGCGGCCATGCGCTGCGAGGCTGACAGGCCCTGGTCGCTCTGACCGACGAAACGGCCAAGTTCATTGTTTAGAACTTCAAACGCCTGCGAGACCGTCAGGGGCATGGTCTCGGCCTGGGCCTGGATGGCGGGCAGACCCTTCAGCAGTCCCTGGAACAGTTCCTGGCTGGACACCTTCCCGTCGCGGACGGCCGCCGACAGCTTCGACATGTCGCCGTTGAATCGGCTGATGCCGTTTGCGGCCGCCTGAAGGATTAGCGGGGTGCCTTCCAGGAGACTGTTCAGTTCCTCCGCGCGGACAGTGCCGCCGCCAAGCGCCTGCCCCAGCTGGAGTAGAGGACCCGATGCCTGAGACGCGCTCGTGCCCTGAACCAGCAGGGCGGCCGTGACGCCCTCCGTCAGAGCGATCAGCTGTTCGTCGGTGGCGCCGAGCGCCTGACGCGAGAGCGATGCGCGCTGATACAGCTGGGAGACAGCGTCGACGGCGACGCCGTTCTTGTTGGCGGCGCCATAGAGCGCGTTCTCGACCTTGATCAGGCGATCGCCTTCAAGCCCGGCCGCCTTCAGGCGGTTCTGCAAACTCGTATAGGCATCGGCGTATTTGATGACCTGCTGAGCGGAGAAGGCCGCCGCCAAGGTCGGAGCCAGCGACGTCAGCGTGCTCTTCAGCGCACTGGTCATTCCATGGCCCGCCTGAGCCATGGTGCGCGTCAGGCGCCGCTCCATCTGCTGGGCGCGGCGTTCCATCGCGAGGAGTTGACGGTCGAAAGCCCGCTGACCCGCTACGACGTTGCGGTTCAGACGGGTCATGTCCGCCGACATCTGGAGAACCAGACGTTCGACGTCGGTGGCAGCCATTCGGCCTCCAGACGGCCGGGCGCCGCCGGGTCAGAACCGGGCGACGGCGGGCCGCATTTTTGTGGGGGGGTGGACCGGCCCTGATCGGGACGGCGTCAGACGTCTGCGAACTTCTTCAGCAGCGCGTCATGCTCTTCGTCAGTCGGAGCGGGAGTGGGCGTTTCGGCGCCATTGGCCTTCGACCAGCCGTCGACGCAGGCGGCGAATTCCCAGAGGGACAATTCGTCGATTTCGCGAGGCGTGAAGCCTACGACGGCGCCGCTGCCGTAGAGACTGGCGAAGCGGAGTTTGGAGCGGGGGAGGGGCTGTTCTGCTCCTCCCCCGGCGGCTCCCCCGCGACCTCATCCTCCGCACCGACCAAAGCGGTCATCACGACCGCCTGGGCGATCTGAACGAAGGGTTGGAGAGGGAGGTCGTCGAAGTCCGTCTTCACGAGCCGGGTGGCGTCGGCGGACGACATTCCGCCGCCGATCAGGCCCTGGAGGAGGACTTCCCGGACATCGTCGACACGCCATGTGCCGGCTGACAGGCGGCTGAGCAGTTCCATCGGACCTGCATCGACCTTTTCCTGGAGGGCTCGCAGTCGGCCGATGTTCAGGCGGAAGAGTCGATCCTCACCGCCGAACGACAGTTCGATCTCGGCGGTGCGGCTCATCAGGTGTTTGCGCCCGAGGAGATTTCGCCGGACGACGACAGGCTGACGCTGGCCTGCATCTTCTCGCCACGGTTGCCGGTGATCGAGAATTCGGTGAGGTGGAAGGCCCCAGTGAAGATGACGCCGCCATCGCTGGCCGGCACGTCCACGATGACCTTCACATTCTTCGGGTCTTCGTTCTTCAGCCAGTCGAAGAAGAACTCAGCATCCTCAGTGTCGAGGACGCCCGAGCCGGTGATCGAGGCGGAAAGGTTGGTCTTCTCGCGCACGACCCAGGCGATGGCATCGGGGTTCGTGCAGTCAGGAATGTCCTGATCGTTCGCGCCGGCGGTGAAGGTGATGCCGCGCTCGGCGTTGATCGAGCAGGGGGTCGAGAAAACTTCAGGGCTGGCGCCATCGCCAACCTTGATCAGCAGCTTTACGCCGCGCGCGTGCTTAACAGCAGCCATTAATAGGCTTCCTTAAGTAGTTCAGATTGTTGGGGAGCCCGAAGGGGGCGGAGGCCGCAGCGCCGCGCTTGCGGAGGTCTGACCTAAGTCAGGCCGGATCGAGCAAGAGACGGTGTTCGATGACCGTGTGCGCTGTGCGTCGATCTGGATCAGTGAGATGTCTGGCCGACCGGAATTCGCATTCCACGACGTCGAACCCGGCGACTGACAGGCGCCGATTGATGACGGCGCGGATGACTGCGCCGATCCGTTTGGCCTGGGCGCGGCTTTCGCTCACGTCGCCGTCAAGGCGAGTCCAAACGTGGATGGTGGTGTAGGCTTCAGAGGATGCCGAGCACTCGGTTTCGTCCCCGATGATCTGGTCTTCCCCGATCGTCAGGTAGGGGAAGGGAGCGTCATTCGGGGGCGCCAGAGGATACAGCCGGACCCGGCCTTCCATCGCCTGGGCGAGGTCGGTCGAACCGCGCAGCGCCGCTTCAACAGCGGTCTGAAGCGCGAGAGACGGATCGCTCATGGATTAGCCGCTTTCCAGCGGATGGCCTTGGTCACGGCCCTCCGAAGGCGGGCCTGCAACTGTCGACGCAGCTGGCGATAGGTGGGGAAGAAGTGAGGCTGGGCAGGGTGGTTGACCGTGCCGTGCTCGACGTAGCCGGCGTAAAAGGTGTCGTCGTCGCCCTCGATGACGCGCACCGTCAGGTCAGCATCGGCACCGGCGGCCCGCGTCTGGACGCCGCCTCGCGACTGGGCGGCTTTGCCGCGCTCCCAGCGCACGGAAGCCGTCAGATCGCCGCCATCAGCAGGGACGCGGCGACGAATGGCCTCGGCCAATTCCTCGGCGTTTTCCTCCAAAGCGTCACTGACTTCCTGGCGGATGGCGGCGGGGAGGGTGCGAAAGAGAGCGTTGGCGCGCTGGCGATCACCGCGCCGAAAACCAGACCGGCTCATCCGGGGGCGCCGCCCATGGTGGCGAGGATTTCAATGAAGCCTCTATCCCTGGCCGGGCTGACCGAGGTGATATTCAGCATCTGGTCGTCGTCGTTGGTGAGCACCGCTCGCCAGGCGGGCGTGATAAGACGGGTCGCGCGATTGGAGCGAATGACAATGGCGACGGGCTGACGGCCTTCCAGCCTTTGCTGGACGGCCGTTTCCGAACCACGCAGCCAGACCAGTTTGGCCCAGACGTCCATCACAGGTTCAAATGGACCCAGCGGGTCGCCATTGGCGTCTTCGCGACGAACCTCGAACGTGACCAATTCGCGAAGATCGCGAGCCGAGGTCATTGGTCGACCTTCACCTTCGGACGGCTGCCGCCAGGGCGGCCGTCGCCGTCGTGGTCGACCTTCTCCAGCGGAGCGCCATTGAACGGTTTGATCTCGATGCCGGCGCCCGACGCGATGGCGGCTTCACCGCATTCGCGTTTGACGGTTTCGGTCATGCCGGCCTTGAACGCGATGGTAACGCGGCGCTCGCCTGAAGGCGTGTAGTCGTAATCGCGCGTGAATTTGATGCGCATGTAGAAGTCTCAGAACGCCAGCATGAAGGGCCGCAGAAGGGCGTTCGCAGCAGGCGGGATGACCGCTTCATCGCGATGGTCGAACCATTGGCCGATCATCAGCAGGGCGGCGTATTGCTGCGCCGGCGAGGTCTCGTCGAACTCCGGTCCGCATACGGTTTCGATATGGGCGACGGCAGCGCTGATCAGGCTTTCGACGTAGATGTCTTCGTCGTCCTCGATCAGACGCAGATGGGTCTTCGCCTGAGCGAGTGTGACAAGAGCCATCGATCAGGGCTTCGCGCTGGGAGCCTTGGCGCGGCGCTTGTTTTGGGGAGCCGAACGAGCCGTCCCCACGTGGGCAAACTTGTTCAGCAAGGTGTCATGTTCGACGAAAGCCGGATCGGCGAATTCAACGACGCCGTTGGCGATCAGTCGTTCGCCGTGACGCCGTTCGATGTCATATTCGTCGCCGATGAAGTGTTCGCCGACGTCATTCAGGTGCTGTCGCAGCGTCACGACACGCATGGTGGTCTGGTCGGTCATGTTGGAATCCTGGAGTGCCAGGCGAAGGGGCGCAGTCCGAAGACCGCGCCCCAGCCAGTCGGCTTAGGCCGCCAGGTCGCCGGTGATGAAGGCGTTGGGACGGTAAACCGTCAGGGCCAGACGCTCTTCCGCGCGGATCGTCAGGGCGTTGCGCACGAAGTTGTCGCGGTCTTCGTAAGAGACCTCGACGTTGGCGTCTTCGCGGTCCCAGATTTGCGCACCGGTGGCGAAGGCGCCGACCAGGAAGGTGCCGGCCGCGATGGCGTCCGACTCAACCACGCGCAGGCCCCACAGGCGCTGTTCGGCGCCCGAAGTGAAGGCCGAGAACAGGTAACGGTCCTGCGCGTCCTTCAGCATCTCGATCTTAGCCCAGTCCTCCGGGTTCAGAACGATGCCGTCGGCCGGCAGGAAGGCCTTTCGGGCTTGCAGCTTGGCCCAGCGGATGCGGTCGACGAACGAGGTCGAGCCGACCGGGATGCCAGCGGCGTTGAAGGCGGTCGCCTGGGGCAGGATGCCGTGCAGGTTCTGGCCGGTGCCGTCGCCCAGCAGCAGCTGAGCATCTTCGACCAGCGCCAGACCGTTCAGAAGCTGGGTGTCGATGAGCGACTCCAGCATCGGGGTGTCGTCCATCACCTGCTTCGAAGCAGCGATCCAGTGAGCGATCGTGCGCACCTGGGCCGCTTCCATGCTGACGGTCATGTTCGACTCGGGCTTCAGCGCCAGTTCGGCGACCGTGGCGGCCGAATTGGTGAAGCCAGTGACCTTCGGATATTCGACCGAAGACTGGCTGGTGCGACCCTGCGACAGCAGCGATCGGATCGTGACCGGACGTTCCGGCAGGCCGACCAGACCAGCCCGTTGAGCCTGGCTCAGGGCCTGGACGGTGTGTCCGGCGACGGCGGTGCCGGCCAGGGTGATGGCCTTGACCTCGATCTTGCCCGAGGAACCACGACGCTCAGCCATGAAGGCCTTAGCGCGGTCATTGTCGGTGAATTGACGGCCGACCGACTTCGGTTCGGCTTCGCCGCCGCGCGGGCGGGACATCTTCTTGTCCAGCGCGTCAGCAGCCGCGACAGCCGACTTCAGTTCGGCTTCCATGCCCTTCAGGCGGTTTTCCAGATCGGACGTATTGCCCTTTTCCTCGACGGCCTTGCGCAAGGCGTCGATGACCTGGGCTTGATCTTCGGTCCGCTTGTCCAGGGCGGCGTAGGTGGACTTGATTTCAGCAGCCAGCGCGTCGGCGGCAGCCTTGGTTTCGGCGTCAAAAGCCATTGTGTTAGTTAGACTCTTTGAGGGATTTCATGACGGCCTGAGCCATCGTGGTGGCCGCGTCGTCGCCAGCGCTGCGCTTGGCCTGGAGAGCGGGGAAGCCGCCGGCGAGCAGGGCTCGGGCGACAGAGCGAGAAAGGTCAGCGCCGCGCGTGAGCCTCTCTTCGAGTTCTTGTTTCGACAGGCTTTGGGCCTTGACGGCGTCGATGCGCGCCGGGGTCAGGGCGGGGAACGTCACGACGGACACTTCCCAGAGACCCACTTCCTTCAGGACCCGGCCGGCGTCGTCGTCGGTGGCCTTGATGGTGTTGAATCCGATCGACAGCCCGTCGAGGAATCCGGCCTTGATCAGGGCGAAGGTCTCGGCGCCGTCGACGGTGTCGAGGGCCAGCTTACCGGTCAGCTTCAGGCCTTTTTCGTCTTCGGCGAACTCGGTCCAGCCGCCGATCACGCGAGCCGGCGCGTGTTCGCGCAGCATCGGGACGGGCTTGCCCTTTCGGGCCTTCAGGCTTTTGGCGAAAGCGCCGGGGGCGACCTCATCACCGTAGTCGTCGCGGATGTTGAAGAGGGAGCCGTAGCCGGTGATCACACCTTCGTCGGTGATCTGGACGTCGGTCAGCGAGACCGCCTTTCGTTCAAGCATTAGGAGGGGATGGTCTCGTTGGGGGTGTCGCCAGCGCCCAGGCGCATGTTCAGCGGGGTCAGGAAGTCGTCGCCGCCGTCGCGCGGGTTTCGGTTCTCAGCGACGCGAACCTCGTTCGGCGACATGGCACCGAGGTTGACCAGTTGGGTGTAAAAAGCACCGCGTTTGGCAGGGTCGCCGGCCATCAGGCCTTCGAGGACGAAGCTGGGCCAGATGTGCTCGTTCGAGCCGTCCCAGCCGACCAGATCGCGCTTCAGGGCGCCGGTCCAGCGATCGGTCCAGGGCTTGATCGTGTAGGTGACGTGGGCCTGGAAGAAGGACTCGGCCGAGGCGAAGGTCGCGGCCTTGTCGGTCTGCATGACCATCTGGGGATAGACGTTCAGGGCGCGGCAGACTTCCTCGACCTGATACTTGCGGGACTCCAGTTGCTGGGAGTCGACGCCGGACATGCTGACGGAAGAGAACTTCCAGTTGCCGTCTAGGACGGCGATGCCACCCTCGCCGCCGGGGCCGAAACGCTGGACCCAGCGGTCACGCATTTCCTTCGTGGTCTCAGGTCCGAGCGGGGTCTCGGACGACAGGACGCCCGAGGGGCGCGAGCCCTTGCCGAACAGGTCAGCCTGGGACTCTTCCAGGGCCATCGACAGGCCGATGGCTTCACGGGCCAAGCTGATGATGTTCAGGCCGCTATAACCATTCCAGGAAGGGCCTTTGACGTGAAGCATCTGGTCGCGCGGGACCCGCGTGTAGCGGTTCGCGTCGAGCCGGACTTCATAAGAGATGGCGCCGCCGACGCCGGGGTCTGCGATCACCTTCACGTCGTCAGGCGCGATCGGGATCAGTTCGTGGACCTTGGAGCCCAGGGCGCCCCGGTTGATGAAGGCGAACCCGTCACCGGCCAGGACCGCGTGAAGCGTCAGCGTCTCCCGAAACTCAAACGAGGTCATCCAGTCGTTCGGCTGGTGGGCCAGGAGACGATAGAGTTCGTGGCTGCGGGCGGTCTTGCGGACCGACCGGCCGGCGGCGTCGTCGGTCTCCAGAAACAGCTTCAGAGGAACCTGTGCGACACCCTCGGCGATGACGCGGGCGGCGCAGAGAATGGCGGTGACGCGCATCGCCGTTTCGGGCGTGACGGTGATTTTGGAGCGGGTGCCGACGGGCTCGCCGTGGTTGACCTGGGTGGGGCGAGTGGACCGGCGCCAAAGGCTGGACCAGACGCTTCCGAAGGAGTGGGCAGCCATCAGAAGAAGATGGGCTCTTCGCGTTCGAGGTAAGATTTCATGATGGGTTCCCGGATCGCGCCGAGCAGCGGCTGGATCGCGTTCACAGCGGCGTCGATGCCGTCGATCTTGTTGGCGCTGTCCGCCGTTTCCTTCTTCGGAAGGATTGTTCCGTCGGTGCGGCGGCTGATCACGACGTTGGAGGCCATCCAGTCCATGACCGGGTTGCCGTCGTGGCGGAGGCGGCCGGGGCCGGACTTGACCCGCGCCTCCAATTCCTTCGCCGGGTCAGTGACGTTCCGCGCGTTTTTGGCGAGGACGTGGGCCAGCGGGTCGTCAGGCGTGGAGAGGTCGGTGTTCAGCCGGCTCGCCATCTGCTGAAAGGCGGCGAACTGGTCTCCGACCATGCGGCGGATCGAGAAGCGCTCGATCCAGTCGCGCAGCTGGGCTTCAATCTCATTGTGATCGACCCAGTCACCTGGCGTCAGCTGTAGATGACCTTGCTCCGCCCAGAGGCGGTAAGGCGCTGCGGCCGAACCCTGAGCGTGCCTGGCGTCGTCGAGAACGGCGCTGGGCAACCAGAACGTCGACTTCATGATCAGCCGATCTTCTCGGTCGATCGCAGCAAGCACGACAGCTGTGATGTCGTCCTTGTCAGCGAGATCGAGCCCGACGTAGCAGTCCAGGCCATCGAAATCGGCCCAATCCAAGGATGGATCGGCGCATTCGCGCCAGCGGACCATGTTCAACCAGGCTGAATGCGAGTTCAGCCAGATGTTGAGGTTTTTCGTTTTGAAGTTGCCCTCGGCGGCAGGCGACGCCTTCGCATCGGCGGCAGCTTTGTGCATGAACTCCAGCTTTGGCGTGGCGCCGAGTAGCGGGTTCGCCTTGATCCAGACCGCAGGATCGTAGGGATCATCGGCGGGGACCAGAATGGCCCCGCCTTCGTCCAGAACTTCATCATCCAGCGTGAAGATGATGCCGAAGAAGTGGTCCGCCTCGAAGATGCCTTCCAGCACCTTGGTCAGGTAGGTCCGCTGTTCGTAGCAAACGCCTGTGGTGCTGAAGCCCGCAGTGGTGATCGACCACATGAGCGGATTTGAGCGCGAGCCGAACGCGGATTTGATGACGTCGAAAAGCGCTCGGTCTTTGTGCGCGTGCAGTTCGTCGAGGATGCCCAGGTGAGGGTTATGGCCGTCCTGGGTGGAGCCCTTGGCGTTGATGGTTTGGACGTAACCATCGTTTTGCGCGCAGGTAATCGACTTCGCCCAAGCTTTCAGGCTGAAGGCTTCTCGGAGCGCGGGGCTTTTCTCGACCATCTTGCGGGCGGGGTCGAAGACCTTGGCCGCTTGGGCGCCGGTCGAGGCGCCGATGATGACCTGGGGGCCTACTTCGTCCTCGCAGGTCAGGCAGTAGAGCGCGACCCCAGCCGTCAGCGTCGATTTGGCGCCCTTACGCGCCATCTCGATGTAAACGTCGCTGAAGCGTCGCCCGCCATCGGCCGTCCGCCGCCATCCGAAGATGGTGGTGAGGATGAAAATCTGGGCGTCGGCCAAGACGATCGTGGAGGGATCGTAATTGCCTTCGACGTGCTCCAGCTTCTCGATGAAGTCGCACACGTCGTCCGCATGCCAGGCGTCGAAGACGAAGCCCCAAGAAGGGTCATTTTCGGCCCGTTTCAGATCGTCCAGGTGGCGCTTGCAGGCCAGCTTGACCCATCTGCAAGCGACGATCTTTCCGGCGACGACGTCCCTGGCGTAGCGCTCGCCAAGGCCGGCGTAATCGCGAGCGTGGGTGAGGGCATTACCGGTTCGCAGCCGCTTTCTAGCGGTTGGCGTAGCCATTGCGGGTGAAAGGGTTCGACTTCTCGGCCCCAGCGTCGGCGACCAGGCGCGATTTCCGGCCGAAGATGCCGAACTGCTCGGCCATCTTTCGCGCTTCGGAAAGGTGAGCGGCGGGCGGGACTTCGCCAGATCGCCAGGTCTCGATGATGGCGCCCATCAGGTTGCAGTAGGTGGCGAACACCGTGGAATCGCGCTCGGTGACGAGTGATCCATTCGACACGCGGGCGACATCGTCCATCCAGACCTCTTCGCCGGCCTCGGTGAGCCAATCGGGGCGGAGAGGGACGCCGGATGGGGTCGAAATCTCGACCAAATCGCCGCCACGAGAGGGTTGGAAGGAGCCCTGCGCCTTCTTGATTTCAGGCGGCTTGGGCTTTGGCCCGCGCTTCATTGCGAAGTCAAAAGGCCCTGAAGTTTAATCTGCATTTGCAAAAAATCTCCGCCCCCCGCCGGTCCCCAGGCATGGGCCTCCAAGGATTGACCCGCCCCTCCCCATCGGGGGCTCAGCGGGTGACGATCTGGGTCTCGCCGGGACGCCGGGTGTAGGTGGACCACCACCTGAGGACGACGGCGTTGATTGCGTCGATGCGGTCCCCGCGCTCAGGGTCCTGGCGAATGCGAGAGCGGCAAATCTCTGGGCTGGTCTCCAAGACGGTGATCGTCTCTGGCCTCAGCTTATCGAACCACCACTGCCTGTTCTCGGCTCTGGGTTCGGAGATGATCAACCAGGCCGCAGACCAGGTGGTGGGGGTTCGGGACAGGCGCCCGAGGAGTTCGTTACGCTCACGAAGCGCGGGGTCCAGCCATTGGCTTGTCCAGGCATGAGGGCCAAGGCCCGACAGACTGGCGGCGATCTCGTCCAGGTCTAGGACCAGGTCGTCGGCGCTGGCGTGCTCGCTGACCCAGTGGGTCTTGCCCGAGGCGGGCGGGCCACAAACGATGTGGAGCGGCACGGCCGAGGGGCGAAGCCATTCAGGCCGGCGGCTGGCCTTGCCTCCAAACGCCTGTTCGCGAGCGGTGTGTCGGTCGTGACAAGGCTTGCAGAGCGGGCGCAGGTTGGACCAGTCGAGCCGCAGGTCGGGGCGGTCAGCGATGGTGATGATGTGGTCGACGACAGTCGCCGCCTCAACGCGGCCGGTGTCGGCACAGAAGCGACAAAGAGGGTTGGCGTCCAGGAATGTGAGGCGCAGACGGCGCCAGTCGGTGCCGTATCCTCTGGAAGTAGCCGAGCCCCGGCGGCGATCGGCCTGAGCCTTGCTGATCTGACTCTGTCTCGTGGCGATCTGTGACCCCCCGGCCAATGGTGGTCGTGTTGCCATCGGCCTCGAAAAGGATACGCGGTGGGCGGGAAACCGGGGCCTAGCCAGCCGGGGGTCGCGATGCCCGAACATCGCGTCCGCAGTCCACACCCACCGCGCTTCGACCCCGACCACGCGGGGGAAGGCAAGAACTGGACACCGCTTCGCACTCGGCCTCGGCAGGGGTCCAGTGATTGGGCTTCCGAGGTCTGACGATCACGCCACGCCAGCACACGAGAGGCCGGACTCTATTAGAACTTAATGGCGTTGATCGGGGTGCGCGCTCATGCGTGCGGTAAGGTCAGACTTATGGCAGAAAAGGTCCGTATTGTCAAGAAAAATGAGTCAAACCAATATGTTTTGGCCTTTTCTTTATCAAAGGTGTCAACGATCTCGCGCCAACGCATGGCGCT